GTGATTGTGATCTGGCGCGAGAAGGGAATGCCCCGTTCAACGGTATAATTTCGGACAACAGCAGCCATACCGGAGGCAGGATGTCAACGTTTGCAGCGTGCTGCAAAACTGTCAATTACATGAACGCGTTGATGGCCCAAAAAATGAGGCAGACAACTAAAACAATGGCAATAACCAACCTTGCTGGGTCAGGGATTGTGTGAATCCATCTGTCGATGCAATACAGCAACCCGCCTATTGCTCCGATTACCAACACAGCGACCAAGAAACTGATCAGTAATCCTTTCGGACTTCCATCTCCTACCACTGACGCTGCCAGGGTTAATGTGTTCATTGCACCTGGTAGGATGTCAATCATCCCCAGGTCAGAGTGCCGTAGAGTTGGATTTCGCCAACCTGTAAATAAGAGAGTCCGGCATTATTGGGACCAGTCGTTTTGAACCGGAAATACCTGTAAGCGGCCGGGGTAGCGCCCAGAATAAAGTGACTCCATGCTCCTAAAGCAAAAGCAATGGACGTATCGTTTACCTTGGTGTCGATGGTCGTCCAGGTCGAGTCATCGTTGCTGCCTTCCACGATCCAATTTCTCGGGGTATTACTGAATGACCCGTTTGAACCGTTCTGGATGCTGTAATCCGTGACGACCAAAGTAACGCCTGTAGGAAGCGCTATCTTGATCCATTCACCCACGATATTATCAGTCGTGGTGTAGCTGATTGCACGATCAACAATCTCAGCGTTCGTGCCGTCAATGACTGAACTCCTGGAAACTACTGCGAGACCAGCAGTATGAGGGTTAACCCATGCGCCAGCCCCGTAATTTTGTCCCATGAAAAACAAGACATCCTTGAGGTCACCATTCGATTCCCATTCAAAAGTGTGAGGCGAAGTCGGAGGTGGTTCTGGCAGCTCAACCGGAGCCCGCATTATCGCGACTGGCGGGAGCATTCTGGCCATAGTTATGCTCCCGGAGACCAGCTTCCGTAGGTGAGAACTCCGTCATTCCAAATCGTGAACGCATCGACCACGTTATATCCAGGGCTCATAACGGGGGCAATTCCACCTGTTCCAACCCAGTGATTCACACCTGAGAAGCTCAACGTGAAAGATGTTCCGGATGGCGCTTGTTTGAAATGGAGAATTGTCACCTTGCCTGGAACAGGGTTGGACAATATAACTACGGTATTGGCAGTCAGCACCCTGAGGGTCGACATGGTTGTAGTTTCAAGGTCCAGCGTTACGGATGCTCCGCCAGGGATGGCTACTGGAACATCATACACGGCGTCTCCTGGAGGACCTTCATCCCCTGGAGGCCCCTGTTCACCAGTTTCACCTTGGGCTCCAGCAGGAATATAAAGCACGTAAATCGGCAAAGCCTCAGTAAAGGCTCCACCGCTGTTCACATGCTCTATCTGAAAATCCCACCATTCGCCATGATCAGTGGCGATTCCAAAAACTCTGTAAACTGCAAAGTTTTCAGGGTTTGCCGGATCAGACAAATAAAGATTCCCATTAGCGAACGTGGACAGATACCCTTCCAGATCGTGTCCGGCCAAATCAAGTTGTGAAATGTAAAGGCTGTTCGCCAATTCAAAATCGGAGTTGTTAAGCGCGATCTTGCCAGCGCCCGGATCTTCCAAGACAGTATCTGTTTCCCACGAATAAGGTAATCCGAATGGACCCTGATCGCCTTTGTCGCCTTTCGCCAAAAAAATGACATTGACCTGGAGACCGTTAGGGAACGTTCCTCCAACGGCAACATTGGTAATATTGAATGTGTCCCAACCCCCGCTATCAGACAGTGATCCAGTAACATCAAATGCGGCAAAGTTTGTTCCGATTACGGGGTCTTGAATCAAGATCCGGCCGCGAATCGTGGAGGTGCCATTATCCCACGAAGCCAGCATGCTCTGCAGTAAGTTACCGTCCAAATCTGTTTCACTGATATAAAGTTCAGTGGCCGTGGCCAGAACGGCATTGGCTTTGATTTTACCAGAAGTCGGATCTGATTCCGTGACATCACTTGACCAGGTATACCGAGCACCGGCGCTTCGTCCGCTCGGTCCACTTGGTCCAACTGCTCCAAGCCAGCGTCTTGCGTTTGTCGTCGCATTGTAATCAATCGGTTCGACAACTCCCGGGGGGCCAGATCCAAGCGGGACATCTTTCAGGATGTAAGTGAGCCATTGGAGCGGCCCCAGATCAGCGACTAAAATTTGGATAATTGTTCCGGTAAGAAGACCAACAGTCGGAAGCGCATCGAGATCGGCCGAGGTGCCACCGGTCAGGCTGGTAATGGATGGAATGAAAAAGCCGTAAGAAACCGGGGGTAACCCTGGGAGAATATCGCCCTCCCGAATTACATCATTGGCTATGTTTACAACGACCGTCTGCGTCTTCCGTTTACTGCCATCAATTGTCCATTCGATTTCACCCATCATTTTGAGCGACACAACGTCGTTATCAACATTCCCGTCGACCATGAAGTAAGTGTCGAGCGGAACAGTAATGAGGGTAAAAACGAAACTATAAACTACGGTCTCAGGGTCGATGACCTCAACCTGTTCCTCTTCTCCCGTCGAGGGATTTATCTGCGTAATTGTCATCATGCTGAATGATTTGGTCCATTCAGTCGCACCTGTTACCGGGTCAGCATCATATTTGCCTTCAGATTTGATTTCAAACACGCCAGATGCCGAAGTTGGAAGTTCAACGATTCGACTATTACGACAAAATTGAACCTCCAGGCTGGCAAAAGGCGACCGCTTGAAATTGATACCCTGGATGGGGATAGGAATCCCGGGATTTTCAACAACATTATTGGAATTGAGATCTATAAAAACCCTCATGTCAGAACCCTCATGTCAGTGCCTTAATGTCAATGGTCAAACGGATCGTTGATCTGTGCTCCAGTATTTACATCATAAACCGGCTGACCTTTTCGGTTTGCGTAGGGGAAGAATTTCGAAGCTTTGTATAATATTGCTGGCCAGGTAAGGATTATGGTTGGATCAGTGATCTGACTTGAAACCATTGGGTAAGACATCACGCCCTGCGCTTGCATGGTGAACACAGGCCCTATGACGGGATCGACCGTAATGGTAACGGGAGCCATTTGAGTCCCGAGGACTTTTGATGTCACTGGCTCTTTAACCCCGCCGTAGATGAGCAAGCCAATCCCATAGCCTCCCGAAGAATAACCCCCTATACCGCTATCCATTCTGAAACGCGGGCCACCGAACGCTGGCGGCTTGACAACTCCCTCTTGCCTCTCGTTTTTACGATACAGCAAGCATTGGGGGTGATCATAAGGACCGGTCACCTCAGGGCCCATATCTTCATAATACAGGCTAAACCCTATGCCTCCCCCTATAGACAGAAATCCATCCTCGCTGTGCATCGCAATGTGCTCACCAAAATAAGAAGTAGTGTATAAGCTGTCGTTGAGGAACTTATCGTTATTAGGTGGGTGTGGGTAGACTGACGGCCGACCTCCAATCGGATAAACATTTTTGAACTGATCTCCAAAACCTCCATCAACTTGAAGTCCTGGTATAATGAAATCAAAGCCGTAATCCTTATACTCTTTACGGGGTTTGATCGACCTGACCGCCCTCACGAACGCTCGTTCCCCAAGTGCTATTTTACCAGCCGGAGTCTCCGCCCCTTCTTCACCTCCCTCTTTTATTATTGGATCATATATCTCACTCTGATAAGCGTGCCCCTGGAACTGGGGGCCCAGTTCCGTTCTTGCATGGTAGCTATGATGCAAAGTTCCACCTGTCCCTTCAGGATAATCGGACGCGTCGCCAGTTTGCGTAATCCCCCAATCCAACCCACTGATCTCCCATTCCTCGATTCTCTGGGTCATGTTGATGATATTCTCCAGAGAGATTTTAGGTTCATTCTCCAAATCATAATGAACAGCGTAATCGGCACCGATGTTGTGGGGGTATGGAGGGGGTTCGTATACAAGGAACCTGGGACCGACTTCCTCTCGCAGTTTTACATCAGCTATTTTGGCTGCAGCAACGTCTTCCTCAGTCAGAGTATTCTGAAGGACGTGATCCCTCATGAGCGTGTTCCCTATCAGGAACGGCAAACAGCACGGGGTCGGTGTTGGCATGGTTTTAAGGCTCAGGCTCAGGCTCAGGCTCTTCAAAAAGGGCATCAAGCGATATCCAGGGGACGCCAGTATACACTGGCAGAAGCGCAGGCTTCCCGTTTAGGGAACCGTAGATAAGTTCAAAATTTATATCACCCAGCATGGTCTGCACTAAGTTAAAGCCACCATCTGCATTTACATAGGTGAAACCGAGCATCCAATAAGCGTAACCCGTAAATTCGACTTCTTCTTCAGTAGGAGGTTCAGGAGGAGGAGGGGGAGCCAGGATGCCCCTTGCTATTGCTTTCCTACTCATACGCGCTCTACCCCTCACGAGCGGCGGCCCCTCCGGTTCCGGTGGTAGAGCCTTTTCCACGCGAGATATCGGAAACTCTTCAGCCGTAGAGACCCCACAAAAGCGCGATGTAATTGACAAATCTTCTGGCTTAAATGTTATGCCAGCGTAAATAAGTGAATCCTCAGCGTCTTCCAGAACCAGTTCGTAGTTCCCACCCCCCATGCCATCAGGGAACGTTCCATTTATTTTACCATCAAAAATTAACACCTTCTGTTTAGGGTCTCCCTCATCTTCCGCTTCTTCCGGACTCTCTGTTCCCGTAGAAGTTAAAAAAAATGATATATTTTGGATACCTGCACCACCACGAGAACCACGGTCTGCACTAAGCGTAAACCATCCATCACCAATTCTTTTTCGAATACCTGGACCAGTATTACAATTATCGCCTCTGACCAGTCCCTTAATTGAATCCTGGATGGCGTTCATCCGCTTGGCCGTAACGATCTCAAAGATGTCAGCTCCTGACCTGACAATGCTCATTTCCCGAAGTGGATTAGTAAAATTAGACATTAGTAGATGTCCAGGTTCCAGCCACGCGGACCAGCTCCACGATATTCAATCGTGTTATGATAAACTTTGCCTCTCTTAACAGAACTGGCAGAGGTGCAAAGCATTGATCCAAACAGATGACCTACCGCACTTTCAACGCTTAACGTGGTTGGTTCAATAGTGGTAACTCGCTTTACCAGAACTGGCACGAGATAACTGGTTACCCCGGCAAAATTGGTGCCAGGCCCAAATCCAACAAAGGAGCCACCTTCCCACATTGAGTTATTAACGGGGTGATCCGGATCGCCAGCAAAATTGTCAAACTCAGGATGAGTCTCTATAGGCTCCTCAGTTACGCCACTGCTCCACTCAATGACTGGCTCAACCTGACCTTCAAATCCAGCATACTCACAAACAATCCTGGTAAATCCAGTGTTTTCGACGGTGACAGTTCGTTTCTCTATCTGCAGATGGCTCCAGAGCGGATGACGGGATTCCATACTGGGATAACTACTGGGATAAGTAGACACATAAATTGCAGTAGCTGTTGAGAGGTTATAAATATCAGTGGTCAGAGAGCCGTAACTCTCTACCCACATCCCCTGCATACCGTGACGACGATAACTCACTGGATTGCTCCTTTAACTTTGATTCCGTCCTTCAGCATTGCTTGCTCTATACGTTCAAGCGAATTTTTAGATGCGCCCATGATCGCTGACTGACGATTAGCGATCTCTACCGCATTGCCTTCAGTGCCTTTAGCACTCGAACCTGCATAGTAACCTCCACCCCCTCCAATACGGGTAAGGCTTGAAGCCACCGCCCCTTCACCTTCTTTACCTTTAGCACCCAGTTCAGTTTCAGCAGCTATGTCAGTTGCCGTCATCTCTTTAGCAGCCTTGAATCCCTTTTCTATATTTTCTGGAGTAGCATCAACGCCCTCCATTATCTTGTTGAAATTTTCTTCCAACTTTTTAGTATCTTGCAGTTTTGAGAGTTCCTTCTTAGCCGCTTCCCCTGTTGGCCCGCTGTATCCGGGGGATGTGATCCCACGTGAGGCCAGTTCGAGTTGTTTCTCCTTCAGCTCTTTTTCTACACTGCCTCCAGGACCTAACTTGTTTTCAGCCGTCTGTTTACGTTCTTTGGAGCGTGCCTCCTTCTCGGTCGCCTGCATGGCTTTAGCCTCTGCTTCTGAATAACCCTGGGCACGCAATTCGACAGCCCTAGCCAGATCTGCCTGTTTATCGACTACATCCTGGGCAGCTTTCTGGCTCGCTGCGGCCGCAATGAAATTGCCTTTGGCCGCATGTTGGGCGGCCTGGCTCTCAAGATCGCGAGCTTTCATTGACGCGTCAAAGGCGGCTTTATCCCGGGCGAGCTGCTGGGCTCGTTCGTTAATCCCCTTCTGGATCTGGGCGTTCTCCAGTTCGACCGCTGTCTTTTGCTGGTCGTATGCGGTCTTGGCCTCCTCAGTGGCTTCTTCTGGATTGTAATACTTTGTAGCCTCGGCAAATTGCTCAGTGTTTTGCGCTTGCTGTTGACGAGCCAGCACGTCTTCAGCCTGATAGGTTTCCGAGGTCACGCCCAACGCTTGCTTGGCATAGGCTTGAGCAATACTGGTGCTCTGCTGTTTTCTCACATTAGCAAGGCTTTGGGATCGGAGTTCGGCCGCTTTCTCTCTGGCTTCTTTTTCATCAACCTCGTTGAACTTGGCAGCTTCACCTCGCAGCTTATCAATTTTCCCTCTGTCAGGAACAGGCTTGGCTTCTTCCTCCATGGCTTCAGCCTCAAGCTGCGATCCTTTGCCACCCTTCTTCATTTCCGCAATAAGGTTACCGCGTTTTTCTTCCGTCTGCCCATTCTTCATCGCCTGCAGCTCGATCTTCTCGGCCATCTCCAGTTCCTTTTCGAGTTCTGCTACTTTTTCCCTATTGGCCTTAACATCTACAAATGGACCACCATGACCAGCGCTATAGAGGTTTTCGTTTGCAACTGCGAGTTCTTCCTTGATCCGAGCAACAGTCGCCTGTTGTCCTTTAAGCCTCTCTGCATCTGTCTTTCCGGCACCTTCATACTGGGTTTTAGCTTTAAGAATTTCAGGAGCTACCTCTCTAGTCTTGGCATGTTCAGCAGCGATTTCCTCATACCTGGCTTGCTCTTTGGCCAGAAGAATTGCCTTCTCGCCATCAGACGCCCGGGCCACTTGTGCTTGGAAAATGATTTCTTTGATTTGCTTTTCGATTGCAGCACGTTTTTGACCGGCTTCCACTTCCTCTTTTCCCTGGCCCAATTGTGAAGTATCTTGCCGCTCGACTTTGCGTAAATCTTTGGCAGCAACAGCGACCTTGGCTTCCGCTCCATGACGGTCGTCCTCAGTCATATTTATATCTCCCTCGATCTTGGCTTGCTCTGCCAGGGCAGCATTGTAACGGATCTGAGCCTTGGTCAACGAATCCAGGTAATCGTCCATCGTCTTCAAGCCCTTGGCTTGCTCCTCCATAGCGGCCGTATCTTTCTTGATGGAGTCCGACATATCGGAAAGCCGTTTTGCTTTCTCGATTTCTTTGCTATAAATGTCCCAAGCTTTTCCGGCAATAATAGTAACAGCCGAAAGAGCAAGCATTGGAGCCATTAACCCCATCAACCTTGGAGCCAGCCTGGTAAACTGCTCACCCGCAAACTTCACGGCTTGTCCAACTTTCGTCCAGCCGTGCGCCATCAACTCAGCACCTTTAGCTGCAGCAGTAGGCTGGAGTGGTCCTATCAGCGAACTTGCAGCACGTTCAGGGGCCATGATCCTACCAGCACGAGCAGCCCAATCAGCACCTCTGGCCGTTGGTGAAATCGCTCCTTTTATCACATTCCCTATTCCCTTTAGACCTCCCTTATTAAACTCATCAAGGCCACTACCCAAAAGACCGACCAATCCCTTGATTGTTAAATAGGCTGCCGTAACCGGGATCAGAGTTGCAGCAAACATCGAAGCACCTCCAGCCAGATTTGTGAACCCTTTACTGGCTGCAATCTCTTTCGTGGTCATGCTGATATTGTCGAAAGGAGCTGAAATATCGGAAAGCAACTTACCCAAATTGCCCATTATCCCAGTCCAATTCTGATAGACTTTACCAGTCAACTCTACCTCTTTACGATGACGCTCCACGAACGGTGCACCAAATGCGGCCATCATTTCTTCTTGGGCTTTTGCTGCACCTTTTTCGAGGTCCTCAATCGACTTATCTGTTTCGCCCAGGGTCTCTGAAGTTTTTTCCAGAGATGCACTGAACGCATCCATTATGGCAGTAGTCGATGCCCCCTGGATCGCCATGGCTTGAAGACGTTTAGTAGTGCCCTCAGTCATGACCCCCATCTCTTGCAGTTGACTGAGCGGACCAGAGAAATCCAATCCGGTTCGCATTGCGTTACCGGCTTGGCCAACTGCCCCGGCTAAATCTTGCAGTGGCACTGAAGTTGCGGCAGATATTTTACCAAGTTGTTGCAGATCTCCCAGGCCGCCCTTAATACCATTGGAAAGAGCCGTGAGAGTCCGTGAAGCAGCGGCAATATCTGTAAATTCGAACTTGGATGAAGCAGCAAAAGCGTATAGCTCCGACACCCTCGTTTTTGCAGCCGACACGCTACCGAGTAAAGCCTCAAAATTCTTCTGCAATTTGTCACTGATAGTTAACCGATTTACAGCAGCCTGCAGCGCTCCAGTTTCTTTTACGACTGAACGAATTCCGGCAGCCAATCCGGTTGCAGCCGTGGCCATGAAAACAAATCCGCCAGCACCAGCCCTGGCCAGGGTCGACCACTTGATTGATTCCCATATGGCCTTCACTTTGCTCCCACCAGTGGCGAGTTCACCAACTCCGGCCAAGAGTCCTTCACCAAGCACCTTGCTGGCGAGCTGTAGCTCCGTTCTGAGCACTTTGAACCCCGTGCTGTTGATATTGAGCCCGGCACCGGCCGCAGCTCTTCCTACGAGGCTCTCGTTAGCTGGCATCTGATGTCTCCTGTCTCATCTTCTCAATGCGCTCCTTCAATACTAGATGTTCTGGTGTCAAGAAGTCGAGTTCCCTACCGCTTTGATACCAGTGACCAGCGGCATACCAGTAGGCTTTACCAATGGGCAGCATCCAAATCTTCTCTTCCGTCCACCCAGTCATAGTGGAGATCGCACTGAAGATCCTGATTTCTTCTGGGGGCGGATGGTTGATCTCGGTTTGGTGATATTTCTTAACTGACGGTAAAAACTTCGGGATCGAAAAATAGTCATGCATGTAGGCCCCGAAGTTCTGGCATTCGATCCCGAAATTACGTCCAGCCAAGCGCCAGCGAAATGAGAAAAGCCGAATCTTTATAGAAACGGAATCAGGATAAACCAAGCGACACGCGTCAACGGCTCTCTCCAGATCAATAGGCTGGATATTCTGACCGTTAAGAACTGGCGAATCCAGCAGACTAAGCTGGAACCGGTGCCATAGACTGAATGGCAGTAGTTTTTTACCAAGCACCCGATGGGTGCTGTTTACCCAAGCCTCGCCAAAGATTTCATCCAGCACATGCTACGTTAAGCTGTGATAAGAGCGAAGGCCACACCGGAGATGTTGCACTTGCGGAAATCCACATTCGAATCCGCCGTCTCGCGCTTATTGATGATGAAGAAATGACCTTTATAGGTGAAGTTCGAAACGCCATCGAACAGGGCCTCGTCGATCAGGTAGCCGTTGGCAGAAAATTCGTATTTGTCCAAGCCTCTCACATAGGAGGCGGTCATGCCCTCAGAGTTTTTGGCCATCGCCTCAAACTCAGGGGTGCCGGTAATGGTAATTTGTTCGACGGCCATACCCGCAACAATTGATGTATCGGCACCGGTAATACCGAAGACGTAAGTGGTATCACCAAACTGCTCAAAACTCGTAGGCATACCTCAGAAAGCGTGTCAACCAAAGCATCAACCACCGCAGCCTAGCCTGATCGTGAAAATGTCCGAGAACGATTGAGATTCTTCCTTGGTAACGGTCTCGGAGTAAAGGATTACCCAGCCAAAAATGTAAATACCGATTGCGTCATCAACGATTCGTTTCGGAACCTGAGAGAGACGATATGTAACCAATTCCAGAAGGGTGTCGTGCTGGGCCGTTGAGGAAATATCAATCGAGGTAAGCACCGCAATCTTGATGTCGGCCGTAAAGACATCAGTGCCCGGGGTAGTCTCGGCCATGTGCGTGACAGTTATGACCCCGTATGGCGGAGGCGCATCAGCCTCGGCATTGTTCAAGAAGAAATGGATCTCAGGCATATCGAGCCTGGATCGGAAGAATTCTCCGGCCCTGGTCTTGATCGAGGTTGTTAGATCATCAGGCATATAAATTTTGCAGCGTGCTGCAATTTAAGGACGGAATGGCGCGAGCTGCAACAAGAGGACTCCTTCAGAGTAAGTAATCTTCTGGACGATGGAGGTTTTCCCGTCCTTGAAAGTAATAGCCGATCCCTTCTTTCCACCGGCCGCATAGAACTCATCCTCAAGAACGAAGACGGAAGACTCAACGCCAGGAGCTGTGCCACCAGGTCGCACATACGATGAGGCGGACAAATCATCAATGGCTGTCCGAATCGGGTGCCCGTTCAGTGTGGCCGGTTCGCTGAAGATCGACATTGACGACAGGTTGGCCGTCTTCATCCCCTGGAGAAATCGGGTAGGATCAGCCATACCCAATTAGTGTTGTCAACGAAAAGGCCGCCCCCAGCTCAGAAGGCGGCCACTCTTTCGCGCTTGTCTTGTCTTCCTGAAATTAAGATTTAACCGCACCAGCGGCCGAGAACCCTTGGATGTTGATCTCGGTGACGCTCTTGCCAATACCGATGCCGGTCACGAAATCACCAGAAACAGCGTCAGCATGCAACGCAATGCTACCAGGCGTATCGGACGCGAGAATATATTGCTCACCTACCACAACCGCGAACCCAGGCTTGAACGCCGGGTCGCGAGTGATGTAAGAGATCGGTTGTCCAGCCGCTGCAGCGTTAATGGCAATTCCTTCAACGACCCTAGCGGCAGCAGCACCATTGGCATCAGCCAGTTTGAGTTTCCCGTCGGCCGCGTCCAAATAAAGGACCTGACCTTGGGTAATCGTCACACCTGCTGTGCCGGTCTTTTTTGATGCACCCGAACTAGTGAGCACATTTGCTGGAACTACTACTTGAGATGCCATAAATTATGCCCAGTTCGTGATTAAGAGTTCACCAGCGGTGGCGTCGATGATCTTCTCGGCCGAATGCATACGCACCCGGACCATATCACCGCGACGTGGCTCAGAACGGTAGGTCTCAGTCACGAACATGCCGGGGGCGTCTGCGCTCCAGACAATCGTGCGGCCAGCGCCCATCGCGCTGAAGTCGCCACCTGCGACGTAACCGATCCAGATTGTTTCGTTACCCCAGACTGGTTGCAGGATCGGGGTCTGGCCCTTATCCGCTCGGTCGTAGGTCGCCGCAGCGATGAAGACATTCGGGATGCCCAGGGCGTTTCCGATATCCTGAGCATTGATCAGGCGGTAACCGGTGCCAGCTCCAATCGTGCCATACAGGAACGTCTGGAGTTTGATCGTGCGTCGGATTCGGTTGAACACCGAGTCGGTCATGATCATCGTGTTTGGCACGATGCCACGACGGGTCAGGCGCTCTTTGGCAGCGAAGATGTCGGCCACGATGTCGATGGTGCCAACGTTTGCTTCAGTGAGAGGCAACGTCAGCGCCACTGAATTGAACGTCGAGGTA